AAAACCTTCTTAAGAGCTCAAACAAAATTCAATGACTATGATTTTGAAGGTTCAAACATGAGTCTTTTGTTAGACTTATTGGCATATAATACACACTACAACACATATTACACCAATATGGTAGCTAACGAAATGTACCTTGATACTGCATTGATACGGAATAACTTAGTATCGAGAGCTAAAGAGATTGGTTATTTACCTTCATGGTCTAAAGGTGCAGTTGCGAACGTAAGTGTAACCGTTGTGCCTACCACCTCACCCAATACTGTAACAATATCATCAGACACAACCTTTTCTTCAAGTATAGACGACCTAACATTAACTTTTTCAAACGTTAATGATGTTGTAATCACACCCAACTCAAGTGGTGGTTATATCGAAAGCAATATGCAATTGGTTGAGGGACTACCACTCACTCACAAATACACCGTGAGCACTTCAAATGCAGTAGATTACCTCATACCTAACGAGAACGCTGACCTTACCAACCTTACAGTTACGGTCCAAGAGTCCGCAGCATCATCCAATGTCCAATCATATAGTTATGCAAATGACATTACTGAACTCTCAGGAACCTCGAAAATTTACTTCTTAGAGGAAGATAACGATAAGAAATATCGTGTATACTTTGGTGATGGTGTTATAGGTAGGGAACTTACAGATGGTAATGTTGTTATATTGAAATATAGAGTATGTAATACAACTACTGGCAACGGTGTTCGCACATTTGCAGCACCAACATCAATAGATGGACACACTACCATTGCAGTATCCACAGTAAGCGTTGGCTCTGGAGGACAAGTGGAAGAATCACTGGAATCTATACGACAAAATGCACCGTTATCATACGAAAGACAGAACAGAGCCGTAACCGTGAAGGATTATGAACGACGTATTATTGCAGATAACCAAGACTTCGCAGCTGTATCGGTGTGGGGAGGAGATGATAACGACCCACAAGTGTTCGGAAAAGTGTATATTGCTGTGAAACCCAAGGTCGGAACCGTTATATCCGATAATAGAAAAGCTGCTCTAATTTCATCACTACAAAAAATCAATGTGTTGTCAATTGACCCAGAAGTTCAAGATGTTGCATATCTATATGTTATACCAACAGTAGAAGTGAATTACAATCCAGACAGGACAACCAAATCTGGAGCAGCTATTGAAGCTCAAGTAAGAACTGCTATAAGTGATTACCAAACAAACAACCTAAATGATTTCGGAAAGGTTTTCAGATATTCCCAGTTCATTAAAGATATTGATGCTGTTGATACAACAGCTATCATAGGCAATGAAACGACTGTGAAAATGCAAAAACGTTTTACACCCTCTACTACAACTTCAACAACGTATGTGGTGAAGTTCACTAACGCAATTAAAGATAATGGGAATGCTGGTGATATAGTATCCACTACATTTACATATGAGGGGTATAGTTCATATTTACGAGATGCGGCATCTAATAACATAATGCAGGTTGTGAGAACTTCAGGAGGTTCAGTCGCTATCGTTGCTGATGCTATAGGTACTATTGATTATGCAGCAGGTACAGTCACTCTCAATTCTTTCCTACCTACAGCTGTAGATAATAGTGGAGTGATTAAACTCTCTGCTGAACCTGTCAATAAAGACATCACACCTGTCAGGGACCAAATTCTCCAAATTGATGATACTACAGTAACTACAACCGAAGATAGAGAAGTGTAGTTGATGTAAAATGGTTAATAAAAATTATTCCAACCTTATAGAACAACAATTTCCTGACTTTGTTAGAGAAGACGGACCAAACCTAGTAGCGTTCGTAAAAGCATACTATGAATGGATGGAAGAATCTGGTCAAGTTACTGATGCGACCAAGAGTCTACTTTCATACAGAGATATTGATGCGACACTAGACCAATATGTTGTATATTTCCACGACGAGTTGATGGCAAATATACCACAAAATGTTCTAGCAGACAAAAGACTATTAGCAAAAAACATCAAATCGTTCTACAGGGCTAGAGGCTCTGAGAAGTCATACAAACTGTTATTCAGAATCTTGTATGACGATGACGTAGAGTTTTATTATCCTGCTGAAGATATACTCAGGTGTTCTGATGGTCGTTGGCAATTAGACAAGAAATTGAGAGTCAATGGTAATGATACGACCTACAACATGGAAGGATATGAAATTACAGGTGGGACATCTGGTGCCACTGCCGTTGTTGAACAGGTAATCAAAACAATCTTGGACTCTGGATTTGAAGTATTTGAATTACTCCTAACAAGTATTGATGGAACGTTCTTAGACGCTGAAACGGTTACTTCTACAAATGGGTATACCGTTACTGCGAGTGGCGCGAACTTTACTGAATCGGGACAATATGTTGGAACCAAGGGTTGGTTGTCATGGGACAAATACTTAGAAGACAACCTCTACTACCAAGAGTTTTCATACGAGTTACAGACCGGTGAGTTTATCAACAAATTCAGAGACATCGTTAAGAAGTTGCTACACCCAGCTGGTGTTGCACTATTCAGTAAGGTCAAATCTGTTGATACGATTAACTTAGCACCATCAGTATTCACTCTTTATGAATTGCTACTCACTATAGAATCTGCTATTGCTCAAGTATCAGCTAGAGTTGCCGCAAATACTATTATCAATACATCATATGAAATTAAATTAGCACTTTCAGCACTTGACATGACAGGAGTAACAGATGTTGTCTCAAGAAATTTTGATACAATAGCTGGTGTGGAAAACGTCCGCCTGAATGTAGGTGCTATTGCAAATACGAACACCGACCAAGTGGGTGGTTTAGCCAACACCAGATTAAACATCGGTGTTTGTCAGCTAGTAATTACAGACATCATCAATGGTCTTGCCAACACCAGACTAAACATCGGTGTTTCCCAAAACACAAACGTTGACTTCCTTGATGCTTTATGGAACACCGATGTATATGTTGGACCAACATTTGGAGATGGTGCAAATACGGTGACGGCCCGTTTAAGTGCTAACCTAGCTGCTGCAAACGCTTCTTCAGTCGTAACCTCTGCGCTTGGTTACGATGTCAGATGGTGGGGTATACCCACCCATGCACCAGTTAATTCATTTGGTGCCAGTGGAAACACAAACCTTTCTCTTACATCTGATGCGATGGAAGCAGGAAATGTGTATTCAACACTAAGTAGTATCTTTACCACAGCAGAAAAAAGGTGGGGGATGCCTACTGAAGCCCATGTTCATTCGTTTGGTGCCAGTTCAAACACGAACCTTGCTCTCATAGGTGGTAATATGGAAGCAGCAAACATGTATTCGACCTTGACCAGTATGTTTAACTATGGACCTAGACGGTGGGGCATGACCACTGAACTGCCAGTGTATAGGTTTGGTGCCAGTGCCAATGCAAACCTTCTTCTTATGAGTCGAGACTTAGAAGCAGCTAATATCTATTCAACACTAACTGATGGTCTTGGCTTCTTTGACCGGGTTGAGGAACAGGTAGATGAAACCTCTATGATCTACTGGCCAATAGTTGGTTGTACCGCAAACGTAATCACAACCGCTTACACCGATATTATCAGTGCATACGAAAGTAACACTATTGCTGGTATTGAATATGTTGCCTCTGGGTCCCTCAGTGACAATTCAGCCTTTGTAGCAACAGGGACAGCGTTCTCTGCAAACCTTTCAAGTGGTGACTTTATCATGGTTAGAGATCCAGATGATGTTAATCCAGACCAAGGATTTGTCGTTACTGGACTTGGTACAGCTTGGGCCAATTCAATCCTTGATGTATATGGTCTTTATCAAGGTGGTCTAACAGACGGTGAGATTTACAAGAGAAATGTTTTGTAACACAGATAAAAAATGTATAAATAGTAACAATATAAACAGGAGAACCTTTTAGCCATGCCTTCAGTTGTAACACATAAATTCAGACAAAATAACGCTGACCAATTCAAAGAAGCCTTTGGTGAAGCTGCACCTACAAGAATGTATATGTTTATTGGAGGTGTGAAAGCTTGGACCAATGATGCAAGTCCTCCAACACCTAATGATGCAGTTGCCAACACCGTGTATGCCCATTGGCGTGACATGTTATCATGTAAGAAGGTTGAAGCCAGTGATGTGTCATACGTGATACCAAGAGTGAATTGGACTTCAGGGACTTTATATACAGAATATTCAGACACCAATTCTACATTATTTTCCAATAACTTTTATGCGATGGTAAGTGATTACCATGTATATAAGTGCTTGTTCAACAACAATGGTGGTCTTTCTACTTCAACTCCGTCAGGTACCTCTTCCTCCATTATAACGACTGCTGATGGATACAAGTGGAAATATATGTATACTGTATCGGCCGCTGACGTATTAAAATACAACACAGCATCATACATCCCTGTCAAGACCCTATCAGCAAACGATGGCTCTAACCAGTGGAGTGTCCAGCAAGCCGCAGTCAACGGTTCTATTGACATTGTTGACGTAACTGCTGGTGGTTCTACCTATAACAATTATCACACAGGCACACTCGCTGCTGTTGGAAACACAACTACAGTCACACTTGCTTCTGGCGCATCTGCTGTGAATGACTTATACAATGGCAGTATGTTCTATACAACAGGTGGTACGGGTTTGGGCCAACAGAAAGAGGTC